ACCGTTCGCCCTGATCTTTGAGGTTGTGTCAACCGTTGTACCGACCAACAAATTATTTGTGGTTGGAGCAAAGCGGGCAACCTCATTGGCAATGAGCGTTCCACCCTGAATGAACTTGATGATCTTGGCGGCAGTCTGCGTACCAATAATTAAGTTGCCACCATTGATGTAGTAGTAACCGTCATTGGGAAGAACCACGCTGTGGGTTGGGTCATTGTGACCGCTACTGGCAACACCCATGTCAGAGTAATTGGTGGTGTCATTACCGTTGTCTGCGGTGATCACAAAGTCGGCAGATGCCAATGTTCCGGCATTTAAATTCTGCAAACTAAATTGCGTGTAGTTGTTTAAATTGGTCAAGAACTGAGCAATTGACTGCGGAAGAATAGTTCCAGAGCCAGCCGCCGCACCTTGGGTGTACAACGCCAATACACCAGTGGCATCCAAGTTGACAGACCTTGACGCAGGGTAAGTACAGAAAATTAATTTTGTACCGGCAGTAAAACTGACTGCGGCTGTAGTGCCAAGGTAGTTGTCAAGAATGGTTGTGCGTACAAGGGTTGTTGTTCCGCTTAACGTGCCAATACCAACTTCCCATTCGCCTGTGTTTGGGTTGACACAAGAATAGTAGGTTGTGTTGCCAACACCAATGCCAGAATTAAACGACTGAAAGTCAGTTAAAGCCCCGGCAAGAGTAAAAGAACCCGTACCAGTGGTTACGGTGGTTTCTGATACTCGATCATTAAGAATTAAAGCCATGTGGCACTCCTATTAGGCAATGCGAAGAACGGCATTTGATGCATCGGCAGTTGGAAAGACGATTGTGAATGCGCTTGAAGATGAAGTCTTGTCACTGCCAAAGTCAAAGATTGCCACAGCATTCTTGCCAGCCGCAGTGAAGTTGTAGATCATTGCGCCACGAGCAGTGATGGTTGATGCCGCCCATGTCACGTTTGAAAACGAGATAAAGGCTGTTGTGCCGCCTGATGTTGGCGGGGTTGAAATTGATAGCGCCTGTCCACCTGCCGTGTATCCGGGCGTTCCGGGTGGAACTTCACCTGCACTTGTGTAAGCTGTTGTGCCAGTACCAAGACTTGCTGTTGATAAATACAAAGCCATGTAGTACACATTTGGGCCGCCACTCAAAGAGCTGAAGTTTTGTTGGGCGCTCAAAATATCTACTTTGAAGCTTGTTGGGATGCACTGAGTGATTGCCATAAAAATCTCCGTTAATTAACTGGGTTGTTTGCTTGACCGTTGCGGTACGCATCTTTTCGATCCATGCCATCACCCAGACGCTTAAGTTGTGCCAAAGCTTCATCGTATCGTTTCTGATACTGGGCAATTACATCTGGTTCACCCTTCATAAAAGTATACGCCTCTAAGAGTGATCCGTACATGAGAACGCTCTCGAAATTTTCTCCGAGCCAAGAGGTTCCAGTAGATGCTGTAGTGATGGATTCTGGGTAGTAGTAGTAATGCAATTCAACCTTGTAGTCCGCATCTGGGCTTGGGCCAACAATCAGCGAAAGGTTGAATGGGCTGTTGAATGGTGCGCTTGAGTCAGTGCCGAACAAAGCGTAATACTGCGGCTCTGCGCCATACGCCGGGTCTGGATAAGTCTCACGAATAAAACTTACGTCCTTGGGTAACAAGAAGTGCTGTGGACTCATCACGCCGAGCGCAGGGGTAGTAAAGACTGCCAATGAATAAACAGCCAGAAAATCAGGCGGCACACTCAGGTAGTGCTTACCAGAGGTAAGCGAGCCTTCCACATTCTTTTTGAACTGAGGCATCTGCACCGTGTTGTAGATGCGAATCTCTGCATTTCTGATGAATGTGTTGACCTGAGTGGTCGAGGTCATGCCCAAGGTATCGGGGAACGAGTTCTCCGTGTAACCTTTGATCGCAGTGACCAACTGACTGTAGTTCATCGGGTTATCCCTTACGCCATTGGCCCACGAGCCATACGACCTTTGGTTGCCGCACCGCTACCACGGACTTCAATGCCGCTGGTCTTGATGTCATCAGCATTGGGGTTTCCCAAGCTCACACGCATGGCGCTGGTACGGGGGCTTACCTTGTCAGCAGACAATGTGTTTGGGTCTGTGGCTTTGCTTTTCTGATTTATGTTCATGCTCTTCCCTTTCATGGTGTGAGGAGGCGCATACACAGATGCATCGCCAACCTCTTTGCCCATCATTTTTTTGCTGAATCCCATATCAGCCCCCACGACCAGAACGCTTCTGGTTCATTACACGAGCCATATTCCGACCAACAGCCTTCATGGCTTTGCCAGAAACGCCGTGTTTGGCTTTGCCGCCCACCATTGAAGGAACCTTTGGGCCGTCAATCCCAAGTTGTTTACCGACTGTTTTGCCTTTTTTGGCAACTCCGTCAAATCCAGCCATGATGTTTCTCCTTATACCTGTACTGTAACGCTGTTTAAACTTGCTGTGGCAATCAAATCATTGGGAGTTAACCCATTGTCATTTGCCCTAGCCCCTCCAATAGGATTCCAGCCCCACTGAAAAACTCTGCTACCACCATCTGGACTTCCGCCAGCCAACTGCTCAGTCCCGTTGCCGGGAATGACTTGCAAGCCGTTTAAACCTGACGAGTAGTAGCTTAGGTCTGGCCTTGGGTTGCGGACACCTTGCGGGTCGTTTACTGGATACATACCCAATTGCAACTGAGGCTGATCCGGCTCCCAGCATTCTGGGCAAACCAAGATATTTGCAATCTTGGTTTTGATCGTCAGTTTCTTCAACTGTTTCAACATATACCGCTGACCACAACGGTCGCATTCCGCAATGGAATACTTGCCAGAGGCAAACGGATTAGGCATAGAACAAATTCCTTGGAACGTATCTGTCTGAAGCTTTGTCTCGGTCTTCTGTCGAAGCAAGATACCACTGCTCCTCGTACTCACTCTTCAAGAAGTCACGAACATTCATGGCTTGAGGAATCTTTTGCGACAGGTAGAAGGCCAAGCCAGCCACCATGCAGGGAATGAATCGAAATGGAATGTCTTGGTACACCTGACCAGAAGTGCCAGAATCTTGAATGCGGCGCAAGCGGTAGTACGCAAAAATATACGGGCCACCGCCGTCACCTGTTGGGTAGACATTGATGTTTGGTAGGTTTTGAACCGTCAAGCTTGCCCCGCTCAAATGAGATGCGGCAGTTGTTCCGTTTTGACCACGAGCGCAGTTGATGAGTTGATTCCCATCCACAGATTGGTAGTAGATGGTTTCGTTGTCAATCAACACAAAGCCATTGGTCGTCAACTCGTAAATGTTGTTTACCGTGATGGTGGTGTCGGTTGCAGAGATTGTGCCGTTTAAAGTGGCTGTGGTGGCGTTGGACTGCCCTGATTGGCGGTTGATCCACACCTGAATGGGTCTGCCCTGCGCCAGCTTGTTTGGAATCGTCATGTAGGTCGATTCGCTGATGCGGGTGATGTTGATGTCAGACTGTTGAGGTGTACCGTTTCCGGTACGGGTTACCGTGTCCAAGAGGTCAATTGTGTCCACGGGGATGGGGTAGCAAGCCTGTCCAGTGACAATGGGTATGAAGCCTTGCTCAATTGTCCAAAGGTTGATGCCACGGTTTGCCCACTCAATGGTCATAATGTTTAACGACCGTCTAGCTGTCCTCATGTCATAGCCAGTCTTCATTTCCTGACCGCAACGCTCATACGCCTCTTCAATCAAATTGACGAGGTCAAGATTAAACGATGCTGATCCGCTGGTGGTAGACATTATCTAAATCCCGCTGTTTTCTTTGCAATACTCTTTGGCTGGGCAACAAATTGTTTCCCCGCCTTCTTTCCCGCCCTCTTTGCACGGGTTGTAGCGGCATACTCTGACGCTGACAATGATTTGATTGCCGCCTCTGGCAGATAGCGTTCGCCTGTTTTTGACGAAGGCTTTCCTGACTTGGTTCGCCATTTCTGGTCGCCCCAGTCTTTCAAAGACTTTTGTGGCGCTTTCAATCTTTGTATCCCCCGCCAGCGGCTTTGTACTTCTTGGCAACAAGCTGTGCTTTACGGGCTGACCATTGACCAGCCCCAGTGCCTTGGGTTGCCGCCGCCTTGACTTGAGAAACAATCCGTTTGCGCAAGCTGGGCTTGGTGTAATTACCTGCGGCGTTTACACCTCCACCCTCTTTGAACTGTTTAAACGCAGTGTCATCCCGCCGAGCTTTACGCTTGGCTACAGGCATCTTGGAGGGGGCTATTGCCCCCATTCCACGACTAGCAAGCACCTTTGCCTCCGTACATACCGCCAGACTTCATCTTGGAGATCATGCCTTTGGTCTTGCCACGAATAGCACAACCATCTGCACGACTGGACGCTGAACTTACAGAACCGCCTTTGGCAAACTTTTTCACTGAGCCGCCTTTTTTGTAGCCAAAAGAAATATCCATTGCCTCGTCTGTCTCGTACTTGGATTTTGGCTTTGCCTTGGACGTTTTAGATGCTGGCTTTGCCTTGTCTGCGCCCGGTCTTGCATTCATTAAGGGGTCTTTGGCATCCCTCTTGTCTTGAGCGGCTTTCTTCTTGGCGGCGGCTTGAGCGGCACGGACAACCTGAGCCTCTTGAGCGGAAACTTTCTCCATCATTTTCGGCCCACCAGCCCAAGCCATAGGATTCGTTACAGCTTCTTTTCTGCCGGGCATAGCCACATTACGCACTTCTTCCATGTTCTTTAAACGCTGACCTGCGGCACTCAACTTGCCTTCGCCTTGCGAAGCTTTTGCCGCATTTCTGCCCATTGCAAACTCAGTGGCAACCTTTGAAGCTCCGCCAGTCATTGGAGTTAAAGCCGCCGCTGTGTTTGAAAGATTACGCATAACGCCTTCCTTTGAGGATGGGCTTGCGTAGTAGTCCTTTATTGCGTCAAACATACCGTAATTTTTTTTGCGGTTCTCAGAACTTGCCACCGCTTCAGCAGATGGAGCTTGATATTTAAGTGACGATGCCGAGGGAACGCTTTTATCAACGGCGGGCATCCCACGACTCGTAGTGGCCTCCATGTTGCGCCGGTCTTCTTGTGACTTTTGAATTTTGTTTGCGGCTTTTACAAACTTGTTTTCTTTTGACTCTGGCAACTGAGTGTATTCAGGAGCAGAAGGACGCTCACCAGCCAAGGCACGGCGGACATCAGCATTGATGTTGTTCATATACGCAGAACCAGCATCACGATCCCGCATAGCCTTGCGGAAGATTTCTTCCCCCTCTCCCTCAACAAGGCTACCGTCAGTTTCGCCAGCGTAGCGTTTGATTTTGCCGCCGCCCTTGAATGTTTTCATTTTTTTAGCCATGATTTCCCTTTAACAGGCTTTGCCGCCCATGCTCATTTTGACCATCTTGCCTTTGGTGTGACCTTTGGCTTGAACTGTATGTTCACCGTGAGGGCGCTTGCCACCTGATGTGACTTTGCCCATTGGAGTGGCGATCATGCCACCTTTGGCAAACTTCATAGGGGCTTTGCCCATCATTTGCTTCTTGTCCATCATCATGTCTTTTTTAGAGCCTTCTTTAACGCCCTTCATTTCGACATCTTTCTTGGACTTCTCAAACGGCATCATTCCCTTTGGCATTCCGCCCTTTTTGAGTTTGGTGAGGTCAGTCTTCTTGCCGCCATGAGCTTGCTTGTCATGCATTGACAAAGCTTTTTTGACAATCTTTTTGTCTTGCTTGAGATTGGACTTCATGGAAGCGCCGCCTTCTTTGAATTTCTTGCCCATATCTGCTTTCATAAAATCTTCTCCAACTGATTGAGGAACTTTTAGCCGCTTTGCGGCTGACGGATTGTTGGCTACCAGAGCCATCAAATTGTGTTGCTTTTTACTTTGGCTGGGCATCATCTGCCGCCTTGAATAAGCTGGTCAATTTTTTCTTCAAGGCGGTTAAAGCGTTGATCAATGTGGTCTGTAAGTCTTTGCACTTCTGCTTTAGTTGCTGTATCACGAGCGATTTCCTCACGAGTTATGTTTAACAGGCGCTCAATGCGCTTTACATCTTCAAGCTTCTCACGAACAAAAAACCACAATGCACCAGTAACAAGAGACAAACCCAAAGACCAAATGGTGTTCATGTCCATTACACAAACCTACCCTTCGTCTTGCCTTTGATGGCACAGCCATCTGCGCGACTAGAGGCACTAGAGACTTTACCGCCTTTGGCTTTTTTAACGGAATTATTTAATGCTTTCTCGTACTCTGCACGAGCAGTTGTTCTTGCCGGGCCTTTATCCGGAAGACCTGATGGACGACCCGGTTCATACGCGCCCCTCTCACCCATTGTAAGAGGAATGTCATATGTGGCCATACCTTTCGGTTGTGACATTTTTGTAGCAATACCTGCTGATGCCCTGTATTGCTTGACGGCTTCGGCATTTTCTGGCGTTCCCGCCGGAAATCCAACATCAGCCATTCTTTTCTCAAGCGCCTCATAAGACATTTTATTTTTTGCCATTTTTTACCTCAACACTTCCAAGCCCGAAGGCTTTTGTTAATCCTCGAATTTGGATCCTTGGCAGTTTTTTCGCTCGTCAATTTCTTCTTCATCCCTTCCATACGGGCGCAGAAGGAGTCGCGGCGTTTGCCGCCTTCTGGTTGTGGGCGCTTCAGATTCATCCCTTGAGCCTTCGCCGAAGCTCTCCCTTTGGCGTTTAAACCGCCCTTGGGATTCTTGCCCTCTGCTCTTTGCCATGCTGGGGATTTAGCCATTGACCACCTTCTTTTCTTCCTCTATGGGGCGAAGCATTGGGTACAGGTAATCCTCGCCAAAAGAGCCTTCAAACTCATGGATGCCCATGTGTCCAAGCTTGATGGTGGGATCAATCCAAACCTCAAATCCAGCCTCTCTGGCACGGTCGCAGAAGGTGTAATCCTCCCCAACGTAACCCTCTGGGGTGGACTTGAAATCAAAGAACGAATAAGACTTGCCGTCTTGGATACGGTCATCGATGTATGCCCACTCAGGATGTGCGTCCCGCAAGGTGGTGAAGACATCACGGCGGATGATCATAAAAGCTGTGGCAACCCGCAAGGCACGAACAAGACCCATTGGGTTCATTTGAACCTGACGGTCTTCATCAATATCCAGCGTAGAAATGTAGACCTTGCCTTTTTTACGAGCCACAGGAATACCAGCCACAATGCCTTTTTTGGGATCACTGTTCCAAGCCATCAGACGGAAAACATCATCAGCATTGAAGGTGATGTCAGAGTCAATGAACATCAGGTCAGTGCAGTCAGACTCCAAGAAGTCATACGCAATCAAATTTCTGGCACGAGAAACAACGGAGCATCCAGAGACGTTGCCTACTTGGATTTGAACTCCGTGCTTCTGAGCTTCAACACAGAAATGGGCAAATGAGATTGCCCACTTCGTTGCCACCTTGTAGTCATACGAAGGAATGCCGATCATTATTTTTCGACCAACCAAATTGAATGAGCCTTCTTGTTGCATAAGTTAACCGTAGAAAATAGTAACTGAATCGGCATCACCAATGTCGCAGTAAATGCTTGTTTTAAACAAAATTCCTTCACCGGGAATTTGAATATAAAGCCCTCCGGAATGATTGGAATCAATCTCCAGAATCACTGAACCTGTAGCGGTGGCGGCATCATAAAATTTAAGATGATCAAGAGGAGCGCCATCCGAAACATGAAACAGCACTCCTTTTAATCTGGCTCGACCAGCATACAGCAAGGCACTCACGTTTGAGTGGGCCGATCTAACATCCGTTTGCATCATGGCTAATCCTTTCGAGAAAAAAAGGGGAGACTAGCTCCCCGTCAGATTAGTTTTGAGTGGCAGTTGGGTTTGCCGCACCATCTGAGTTGCGGACAGAATAAGTGATGATGATGGTTGCCGCACCAGTAGTCAATGCAGTTCCAGCCAAGGTGTAGGTAACGATGGCATCAGTTGAGCCAACATTGAGGAACAAGGCTGGTGTTGTTGCATTTGCAGTTAAGCTAATGCCGCCAACAGAGGTGATTGTTCCTGTGGTTGTGAAGTCTACAGCGCCAATACTTAGTTTGGCAGTTGTTGCCGCACTGAATACGGTAGTGGTGACAATTTTGATGTCGGTGATTTGAGCGCCAGCAGGAAGAACAAAAGCAGTTCCAGTTAAAGTGCCGAACACGACATTTGCGGACTGGCTAACTGTAGTAGCGCCCATGTTGCGAATTGTTCCGGAAGTTGTGCCGGTGGTGTTTTTGACAGTACCCAACAACCAAGGGCCAAGGTGAGTTGCGAATCCCATAATAATTCCTTTATGCAAAAGTGCCTACACCATCATTGCACTGTCCGCTGGGGCGGTTGATGTAGGTAAAAGCCCAGATACCTAGTTTATACACCACATTTAAACGCTGTACAAGGTTTAAACGCAAAAAAAAGGCCCCCGAAGGAGCCTTTCTTTCCAAGGGCATTAAGCGCCTTGTGCGCCCCACATTCCGAGGGGATCAGACCAACCGAAGCTATAACGCTCACGGGACTTGTAACGGACGTTGCCGGTATCAAAGTCGCCGTCCATGCTGTTAGACAGCGGGGTGCGAACGAAATGCTTCATGCCGTTTGGAACATCGGTGGTCAGGAACCAGCCGTTTGGATCGGTCAAGAAGTTGTTAACAGTGTAACCTTCAGAGACAGAGCCATTGTTCTTGATGGCGTTGATGTCGTTGTCGGTTGTGCCAACACGCAGTTCGGTTTCGAGCAAACGAGTTGCAACGAACTGAAGCTGTGGAGGAACAATCAACTTCTTGGGCTTGGCGGCGATCAACAGATCACGCTCGTCAGTCCACTGTTGGATTTGGATGATGGCGGCTTCCAAGGAAGTCTCATTCAAATCTGCGGCGGTTGACTGGGTGTTGCTGTTGGTTCCACCAGAAACCAAGGGGTGGTTGGTTGCAAACAAAGGCACACCGTCACCGCCGTAATAAGCGGCTGAGTTGGTGAAACCGTTGTTCAACACGGCGGCGGCTTTGACCTGTTTGGTGTAAGCCATTGCACGAGCCAAAGCCTTGGTGTAACGAGCAGACAGGCTGTCGTACAAGTTGTCTTCGATGGCCTCTTCGGTCAGCGAAAAACCCAGAGCAATGGTTTCGTGGTTGTAACGTGCTGTAAACGCCTCTTGAGCATTGTCATAAGCGATGGCTTGGCCTTCGTTCTTGACAGGTGCGGCAGAGAAGCCGGACAGCTTGGTTTCTTCTTCAAAAGAACGCTCTGAAGTCTCAGTTTCATAAATTTCTTTATGTTGCTGACCATACGTTGCGTATTCCAAACCGAACAAAGCGTTCAGTCCGGGGAGCAGTTCTTTGAGTAGTTGCGCACGGGAAATAGCCATTTAGATGCTCCTTTAAGCGGCGGTTACTACGTTCGTAGCAGACGTATAAGTGTGAACGCCAAAATTGAATTTGACGATCACCTCTGTAAACGAGCCAGAAGCGTTGACGGTTTCTGGAACCACATCAACAATGCGGAAAGGCAAAGTTGTGGTTGAACCAGTCGAGTTGTACACACCTTCTTTAGAGTCGCCAGAGGTAGTGCTACCAGCGGTCAAGAAGAAAGCCACGTTTTGACCAACAGCCGCACGGGTCAAGCCACTGACTGCTGTCGAGGTAGACAGCACAGCAACTTTGTACAGGGTGTTGGGATCGTCGGCAACAATACCAACGGCATCAGAGGCGACAGTGCCACCGGGCCAGTATTGAGCGAAAATCTTTTGGTTGGTTGATGGGTTTGTGTAAGAACAACCCAAGAAAACGCCGACTGCATCAGTAGCGGAGGTAGTGCCTGTGGCGGCTCGGCTCAGAGTACCACCAGTGTTCAGACGGACAACATCACCTGCAAAGATAGATGTGCCAGAGCCTGAAGCAATGGGAATATTACGAGTAGAACCAGCAAAGACCTGACCGCCGATCAGATTGATCGGTTGAAAGCCGTAAGGGCCTGAGACGGTAGGATACGCCATGAAAAAACTCCAAAAAGTTTAAAAGCCTTTGCCAAAGGTTGTCGAAGACTTGCCTTCTTTGAAAAGGGGCATCCTCGCATCGCTTTGACGCATAAAACTGTTGTCTACAGCATCCGTCTGAGCTTGGGTCTGTCGAGCGTAATACGCCCGTCTTTGAGCCGTGAACTCTTTTGGAGTCTTGCAAAGCAACAATCCGGTGATCTCGATGTTGTCTTTGTATCGACTACCGGGATCAACTAACAGTTGGAACTTGGGTTGTTCTTCAATTCCTACAGGTTCCCAGCCCTCACGCAACATTCTCGAAACATTACGGGGGTCTGCGTAACCCAGAGTTGCAGTACGCACCCAGTGATAGTCGTAATCCGGGTGCTTATCAGGCTCCGGCAAGAGTTCCGCTGGCATCCACTGCTTTGGACGTTCATGGGTTGCTCTTGTATCGACATCACGGCTTAAACGGTTTATTTCAGTCTTTGTCATTTCAAATCTCCAGTTTTAAAACTTCTTTGGCGTATTGCTCGGGGGTGATTCCAAGTTTTCGGGCGAGATCAACTTGGGAAGGCTTCAGCTTCAATTTCTTTGAGGCCGTGCTTCTTGAGGCCGGAGCTACGACAACGCTCGGTTTCGTACGAGCGGGAGGTTTAGAGTCGATTTCGACTTCCGTTCCTTCGTCTTCCTCGAATCTTTCGGGGAAGCGTTTGCGCATTGTTGCGTCAATGCGCCTGTAATACTCATCAGTTGTGGCATAGCCAGCACCGTTTTCAGCAACGAGTCTTTCGTGTGTACCCATTGCCAAAGCTCGCATTTCCGAGTCTGAATCAATCCAAGAGTTACGCTCTCGCCATTTCTCAAACTTCTGGTCACGAGTCGGCTGTTTAGGCCGTTGGGGCGTTTGTACCACAAATTCTTCTTCCTGAACAGGCCGGTTTTTAAAATTATGTTCAGCCGTTTCTGCTTGGGAAATGGACATCTTGGCTTCAGTCATTGCTTCCTGAGCTTCGATAATCTTGTCTGTGTCGCCTGATTCGTACGCATCCCGATACTCACGCTTGGCCTTTTCAAGGGCGGCATGGGCATTGGATTTGATGGAATTGATTGCAAAGCTTTCAGTGTTGTTTACACGCCCTTTGAGGGCTTTGTTTTCCTCAAAAAGCTTTTTGGCAACCTGTATGGCCTCTTCACGCTCACGGTCAGCGGCTTCTTTCGCCCTTCGTTCATCGTGGTAGACCTTTTTGAAGGCGGCAATCTTTTGCTTGGCGGCGGCTGAATACTCATCCAACTCGTCTTTGTCCAATTCCTCTACAAACTTGGGGTCTGAGGGGGTTTTGCCACGGTCTTCTTCAGGGGTGTCATCCTCGATTTCAATCTCCAAGTCAGCTGGGTCTTGCTCATCGGGGAACTTGTATTCTTCGCCTTTGTATGTACTCATGTGCGCTCCTTATTTGCGTTTGATGCCACGGGGGTCTTCCACAGTGCCTTCAACGGAGTCATCGTTGATGATGCGAAATTCTTTGCCGTGGATAACAAGCCGGGTTCCGGCGTGGGGGCGAACAAGAATGAAGTCGCCTTCTTTGCACCAAGGGCCATTGGGAAAGCGCTTTTCGTCCTTGTAACAATCGGGGCCAAGCTTGACCACAAACAGCACGGTGGTCAGCGTTTCCTCGTTTTGCACAGTGAGTTCGGCTTTGATGATGCCGCTCTCGTACTCCTTCTCCTGCTCTGGGATGGCGCAAAGAATGCGGTATCCAGTGGGGGTTGGGAGTTGTTTTGCCTTTTCTTCGTGGGTCAAAGGTGCAACCTCTTTCAATGCACTTTCTTCTGCCAGCCTCGTGCCGACACTTGAGAAGTCATTCATTAAATCTCTCCGATTTTTGTTTTTGGTCTAATACGAATTCCCGTGCAATCAGCAGACCTCGAATCTGACCGCACGTTGCCTTGTATTCCGACAGGTCACTTACGTTGCCTGTGGCTACAAAATCTCGTAATTGATAAATTTTGTCGTCAATATTTTTAACAATTACGTCAAAGTTATCCATCATTCACCTGTCGTTGGTTTTGTTGGGGGTTTGTTTTTTGCATCATGCAGTTTGAACAGCGACTCTCTGTTTAAACGGTCTTTGGAAGAGGCCATCTCGTAGCCCAATCGGTGACCGCCAAGGTTGAGTTTTTCCTGTTCTGCTTCTGCTTTTTGAGCCAAAGTCGCCTTTTCGTGGGCAATCTTGACTCCCAGCTTGTGGCCTTCCAAGTTGGTTTGCGCTTCCAATTTGGCTTCTTCGACCTCCAGTTGAGCCTGTTTGAGGGCTGTATCTGCTTGGTCTTTTGCCATTTTTCGTTTGATTTCTTCGCCCTTGAGTTGCAATTCCTGCATCTGCATTTGGATGATGGGGTCTTGCTGTTGCTGGGCAATTTGCTGTTGAGCGGCTTCGGCTTGGTTCTTTTGAAGCAATTGCTGGCTGGCTTGCGCTACCAGACGGGCGATCTGGACTTCGTACTCCTGCGGCAGTTCGTCATCGTCCTCCGCCATATAAGGCAGGGGAGCGCCAATCTGCTGTTCAATCTGCTGACGGTACTGGAAGCCAAAATGCTCCGCAATGTGCGCCTGAAGACCTGCGGTAATTTGCTGTGCGTTGGGGCTTTGACCCACAATTGCCGCCGTCTTGGGGTCTTGCAGGAAGTTCATGTGGGAAGCGATGTGAGATTCGTGATCTTGGTAGATAAATGCCTTGAGCGGTTTGCTCATCATGGCATTCATGTTTTCGCTCAATGGATCACGAGGCTTCTGGTCATCCTCCAGAGGGATAAGCTTTTGGGCATTCCTGATGCCCAGCACATCCAGCATTTGGCGGTGTAGCTGTGGCATATTGTAAATACCGGGTGCGCCTTGGGCCAACTGCAAGACCGCCTGATATTGCACGATCTTTTGAGCCATTGTGGCGGCATTGGGGTCGCTGACAGGTATGACATCACAGCAGTCATAGTCGGATTTCTTGGCGCTACGGCTACCTTCTTCTGGCTCGTAGTCATACTCATCTGGGGTGTAGTCCCTGATGATGTCTCGCAACAACACCAATTCCTGCTTCATGGAGTAGTGGATACGGGCTTGAACAGCAGACATCACCTTCAGGGTGCGTTCTAGCAGTGCCAGCGTGGAGCCAACGGGAGCGTTTGCAGACATATCTGCCACGTTTAAATCGCCTGAGCCAGCGGCTCTGCGGCCTTCTTCCACGATGTTTGCCAGCAACGCCATCAGGACTTGGCTTGGCTCCTTGTATGGAAGCGGCAAGAGGTTGTCTTTGAGTGTTCCGGAGGCAACATCCGCATCTCGCCACTCCCCGGGCGAAATTGGGGTGTCATCGCCCTTGACTCTCATGCCTTTGGTTTTGAATCCGCCGGGCAAATTGCTCAGAGTTCCAGCGTCCACCAACTGACGGATCAGCGATGTGCCTGACTTAGCAAAAGCACCGATCAGATGAATCAGGCCGAAGTAGTAGAAGCCAAAGCCGGGGACGTAGCCATAGTGAACGAAGTGGCTTCGTTTCTGATGGGTGGTGTCCTCTGGTCGCCAGTTGCGGCGCACAGCCAGCACGGTTGTGGTGTCTTTGTCGATGGTAACAATGTAGGGCAGAGCAATGCCGGTTGGCTCTCCGTTTTCATCGCAGTCTTCAAATCCGGGGATGTCAAGGTCAACTTGGACTTCATAGAACTTGTACCTGTCGTCTGTAGTCGCCTTGAAGCCCATCTTCTCGGCAATCTTTTTCTCCACCTCATCAAGGCTGGTGCTTGGCTCGCCCAAGTCCTCATCAACGTAAAAGCCTTGGTGAACCAAACGAGCAAACTCGTTTTTGGTTTTGCGCATCACATGAGTGATACGAGGAGAGTTTTGCAGGGAGGATGCGCCATACGGGACGATGATGTCTTCGGCTGGCACAAAGATGGATGTCTGGCGGTCAAGTGCAGGGTCAAAGTAGACCTTTTTGAATGCATTGCCTGAGAGTCCCAATCCCCAAATCATGCGCTCATGCTCTGGTCGGAACTCTGTCATCACATCCGTCAACTCGTAATTCATGTCATCCTGAACACGGGTGGCGGCTTCTTTTTTCTCTGGAGTTTCTTTCCCAATGATCTGGGTCTTGACTGGCCCAGCGGCGGGGAATGTCGCCATGATGGTTTCTGCTTGGAACTTGACCAGCGCCTCTGAGAGCAGTGGATGGTAAACGCCACAAGCGCCTTCCCAAGGTTCTGACCGCTCTTCGATTTTCATGCCGAGGAGTTCAAGCCCATCGACATAGGTTTGCATCCAATCCTTGCGGGAGCTTAGGTCATCCTCAATGTCACCCAGCAAATCATTGGCAATGGTGGCGAGTTCTTGAGGATCAATGTGTTCTGCAAGATTGGCATCAAAGGGGATGTCAGGAGTCTTTGTCTCTTCAACTGAAGCATCTTCGTCCTCGCCAATGATCTCAATTTCAATGTCAATTGAGGGGGCTTCCTCTATGACTGCGAGTCCTATTGGCGCTTGGTACAAACTTTTTTCGATCATGGGGTTCCTCAGTAGTAGGCCGCTTTCTTTCGGCGGGGGACAAAGTCTTCTTCATCATCCGTGTTTAAACGGAGAAAACCGCCCTGCCGGAACCTTAACAGCGCCTGACTGGTTGAGTCAACTAAGTCGTCATGCTCACCATTTGGGAATGAGGCACACTCCTCCATGACCTCTTCAGCCCAGCGTCTATCTGGACACCAGACAAAGCCGGACGCAAATATGTCAGATATTGCGTTTACACGGGCTATCTTATCATTGCCTTTGCTCGGTGTGTACTCTTGCAGAGGGATTCCTGTGCGTCTCATCTCGTAGATCAGCGGCGCTCCTGCCGCCTTCTTTTCGATCAGTAGGGTGTCAGGTTCCCACTCGTTGTACATCTCAAACGCCTTGGCTTTGAGTTCAGGAAACTCCAGTCGGTCTTTGAATGCGTCAAGCAAGATGATGTTTGGCTGGGCATTGCCCTTTTCATCGGGGTGTCTGAACACTCCCCATGTGGTGCAAGCTGAATAGTCAGCCCTGTTGTGCTTCTCAAACGCCGTATCCCAGCTTTGAATGGTGTATTCGCACTCAGGCGGCTCGTCTTTGTCCCAAATCTTCCACATTTCCCGCTTGATGAGCGCACCGCCCTCAGATGTTGGGTTTTGTTGGTACTGGGCTTCCCATTTTGGGACTGGAATCTCAGATTTGATGGCCTCAAGCTCTTCCTGTGACCAGAATTCAGGCCAAAGTGGCGCTCCAGAGGGCATTAATGCAGGAAATTCGATGACTTCCCACTCATCTCCGTCCCTTTTGACCGAGTTTGACACCACCTGACCCGTCAAATCCCGTTTTGACCACCGTGTCATCACGATGATGATGGCTCCCCCGGGCTGTAAACGCTGGCGAGGGCCTGAGCTATACCATTCATACACCCTGTCATAGACCTTTGGGTCGCCTTGCATGGCTTCCTGCTCGGAATGCGGGTCATCAATGATGAGAACGTCAGCGCCTTTTCCGGTTACAGCACCGCCCACACCAATGGCGAAGTAGTCACCGCCCTTGTTTGTATTCCAGCGTCCAGCGGCCTTGCTGTCTGTGGATAACTTTGTTGGGAAGATGCGTTGGTAGTGGCTTGTGTTTACAAGGTTTCTGACCTTTCGACCAAAGCCCACTGACAATTCTGCGGTGTGGGCTGTCTGGATGATCTTCTTGTGCGGGTATTTACCTAGAAACCAAGATGGAAACAGAAAAGAGGCAAACTCTGACTTGGTATGACGGGGCGGCATATTGATGATGAGCCGCTTGAGCTTGCCGTTGGCAACCCGCTCAAAGGCATCTGCCATGATCTTATGGTGTCGCCCTGCGATGAATGAGGGCCACATATCTTCTACGAACGGTATGAAGTGTTCCTTGCACTGCTCACGGCGATCAGCCTCCATAAGGAGTTTGATCTTGGGAATCATTTCATGCTCAGGCGGGAGTGTCTCCAGCATCTGGAGGTACTGCTCCATTTCCTGAGTGGTCAGAAGACTCATAGCTTGGTCATCTCATTGACCACTTTGTTGGTCAGCTTTATGGTTCGCATCTTCTTGGGTTGCATCTCAATGGCCCCCATCTTCTCCAGCTTGCGGATGTAGCGGAATATGTTGGACTTGCTCTTCATGCCAAGACCAATGGCAATCTCTCTGTAGGAGGGTGTGATCTTGCGTATTTGCTGACAGGCCACGATGAAGTCGTAGACCAATTTGGTTTTCTTTTCCATGCGAACCCTTATGCGAACATTTGTACGAACGCAATATAGCACGTTTAAACAGGATTAAGAACGATCAAGAAACCCGAAGGGTTGCAGTCCTATACACATCCACGCCGTCATGTATAGATTTTGCTGAAATGTTTACATGATGGTTGCAGGGACTGGAGTCGAACCAGCGATCTTCTGGGTATGAACCAGACGGGATACCACTTCCCCACCCTGCTATAGATTGTTGGTGGCAGGTGCTGATCCCCTGCTTTGCGCCTTAACGAATAGGTCTGTTATTGCGCTTAGACGACCTGACTTTGCGTATCAGCCTACGCATTCACCAACACGGCTGGAGACTATTACTAATAGTACCTAGTGACAATCCCCATGCGAATTGGAGCTAGAGCAGGGAGTTCCAGACCGAAGGAGCAACCAACAACCCAAAGTATCACAACAACAGGGAGTGGTCTGGTTACTATGCTCTAGCGAACGAAATATACATCAATTGGCTTGCCTGTGTACACCGATCTTGCAGAATTATGTGGAACGATGCAAACCACACCTCCAGAAGTCTCCACAAGATTATTTGCTTGTTGTTTAAACAATGCGAACGATACTGCCATTTTCAAAATATATAGGGGTGGGGGTTTGTAATAGGAAAGTTAAGGGGGTGTGTTTTGTGGGATTGGATGTGTGGATTTGAGTGTAGAGTCAGCCCAGTCAACGCCGTCACAAAAGGGAGGGTCGGGGTAGGTGGGGTCACGCCTAGCGCACACGCCTCCAGCCGCCTAGCGCACGAGTGGAGAGCCAGCGTTTACACGCTCTGCACACCTCACGCTACGCCACACACACGCCTCATGCATACGCACATACGCCACGCATACACGCCTTGCACATAGCCGCTATGCACCCTCTCTGACCCGTTCTCTCCCCTCAGTGCTTGGCTGATGGCAGTGTGACGTTGAGCATCGATGCCATCTTCGCCTTGAGTTCACTCTTGAGCTTCTCTACATCTAGATCGTTCTCATCTTTGTCACCAGTCTCATTGAACATACCAATGGACTTGCCCATCATCTCCAATGCTCTGAGCTTGTCACTCACTCGCTCAGTGTTCTTGGCGTGTTCAAAGAGTTCCTGCATGATGAATCGCCTTGTGGCTAGTTCATCGTTGATCACCATCTCTCGTTTGGCTTGGAAGACAGGCTCAAGTAGTAAGGTAATCCTGCTGTCATTCAGCAATCGGTTCGCATTTGCCATCACTGTTGCATTGGTGCTATTCGCACAGTCATACACCTTCCGATACGCCTCTGCTGGACTGAGTCCATCTGCAATTGCAGAGGCGAACAATTTCATCTTGGTAGTGGTCTTCTTACTCTCAACGATTTCATCTTCCATTGGTTTATGACCGAATGGCTTTCCATCTCCTCTCTGTGTTACCTCTACTTGGTGAACAGCTTGCCGTATCGCTTCGCTGTACTCTCCCTCGCCATCAATGATTGCATCTGCGAACGGTGCAGTGCTTACACCAGTATCGTTCTCATTCGTTTTGATTTGTGCCATGTTGTGATCCTTTTCGCTTGGTTTAAACACTCTGCATTTGCTCTCAGCATTTTCTCAGCGAGACACACACAACGCAACTCGTTCGCATATTGCACTTCGATGCACTTGGTCACACTTCAATGCACTTCGCCACACACAACAACAGGGCGACAACCGCAAGTGCGGTGAACACCAGCAAGCCAACAGCAAGACCGTTTAAACATTGGCTCACTGCAAGCTCATGCTTTGCACCTTGTGTCGCCTCTCTCTTTGCTCACTGCCTATCAAGCACCTGTCCATTCGGCTTCGCCTTGTCCCTCGACCCCAATCGTTCGCATTGAAAACCGAAGTACTCAAATCACCAATGAAAACAAAGGTATACATTGACCGTTTCCAGCTGTCTCCCAAATCTGTAACTCGTTGATTCATAAGGCTTTTACAACTTACAGCAAACTTACAAAAATACCTGTTGCAAAGGTGTGTAAACGTGCTAGCATTCGTTTCGTTGTGGTGCTTGCATCACACAACAAAGACGGCTTCGATGAGTGACTCGCAAACACTCTAGCCCGAGCAGACAGCCCGTCAGGTACAGGCTCTCAACGTGTCACCCACCTACACACACAGGGGACAGACAGAGAGCAACAGCCCTGATGACTACGACAGTCACCTACGTTGACCGTTCACGCCATGCCTACCACCTACACACTCAGGGGGCAAACAGCGAACGATCTGACCGCTCTGAGAGGAGTGGACGCAAGGCACTGTCCCCATGCACCGTCCTCGTGAATAAGGGCGGCAAGTGGATTCCACTTCAAGCACATTGTTTCAGTGTGCTTGTGGATGCAATCCGCATCAATCAACAGGAGGCTATCCATGACACCATCACAAGAGCTAAACCACAGCAAAAGCGTTCTCATTGCATCGCAAAAGGCGTTCGCAAAGCACCCTAGTGCAACCAACTGGCAACGAGTTTTGTTCCACATGGAGCATTACCAAGAACTGTTCAACACGGTATCGCTGAAAAAGGAGGCTCACGCATGAAACAACTTGTCAAGGTGTTTGGTGTGATTGCACCAAACCAAAAATACATCGTGTCTCTGTACCGTGTAGAGACATACAACCACCGCACCACTCCACTTGTCGTTTGGCAAGTGTGGATCAAGTCCAGCGAACACGCCTCTTGCGTTCGTGAATGCACAACCAAGCGTGAGGCTATCGAATGGGCGTTCATCTACAACCAACCACAGAAAGAGATCGCATGAAACAGGACATTCAACTTCTCGCAGAGACGCTTGAAGAGGCGTACAAGGCTCTTCAGCAGGGCGACAAAGACATTGCGTTGGCTTGCATTGCCTACGCACAGACCATCATCAACGGCACAAACAGGGAGGTTTAAACATGGAGATCAAAGTTTTTTTCGAGGTGCATAACGGCTACACCGAACAAGTTGCAGTGTTCGCATCTGAGGCGGTGTATGCCGCTTGCCTCCCTGCGCTTGAGGCGTTAGCCAATGAGCTGGGCTTTGACTCAGTGACAGAGTCGGTGACCTACGAACAGCAGAGCCTGTCTCATGCCTATGCAGAGCGGGGTCTTGAGGATCGCACCAAGCCCATTCGACAACTGCCTGAGTTTCACGGCTGGAGTGACGCTCAGATCGCCAACTACTTTGAATCACTTTAAGGGGAACAACATGGAAAAGAAATCAATCGAATCATTCAAGCTGTCCATCACTTGGAGCGATGGCAAAACAGAGGGCTTGGCAAATTGCCTACCCGAATATTTGGAGGCTGAGTTGCGTATTTATTTTCAAGAGCTTGAGGACTTGCGTGAAGAGCATGACGCTGATTTGCGTGACGAGCCTTATTCATTCGCACAGGACAACTGATGAGGCTTGATTAGCCGAAACCTGCGAGAGCAGGTCTTGTTCAACTTTATGGAGGCTTATCCATGTACTACGTTCTCATGTCTCTCGCTTCAGCGGCATCGCTGTTCGCAGGTTTCTCTCTCAGTGACGGTGTGCCACTGTGGAATTTCGTTATCGCCATTGGCGGTTTTTATCTTGGTCACGTTGTGACTGAGGCTCTCAACAAGGAGGTTTAAACATGGTCATCGATTCAAACAGCCCATTGGCAATTCGTGGCATCAAGCGCAGTGTTCCAGCCATTGCAGTGCCACTCGCAGAGATGGTTGATTACTGGGGTTCGCCCTGCGATGAATACGAGAAAGGTTGCTCTGCCTGTACAGCGTGGAGCTTGTTCAACAAGTCAGGCAAGTTTGCTACTGACGCTGAGGTCAATTCAAAAATGAAAGAGGAGGTTTAAATATGACTGCTACCAACCGTGAAGAGTGGCTTGCCCACGCTGTAGAAGAGCTTCGCTCTATCTTCAATTCAAACGGCTTCCCACTGCCCGACAAGATCAGGGTCACCTGTGGATTCCCATCCAGCAAGGCTCGTTCGCAACACCGTGCCATTGGTGAGCATTGGTCACCCAAGGCATCGTCTGATGGTCACCATGAAATCTGCATCAGCCCTGTGGTTGATGACGCTGTTGAGGCGTTCGCAATCCTCTGCCATGAGTTGTCCCATGCGGCAACAGATGGTGACGGTCACCGTGGACGTTTCCCTGCTTGCGTTCGTGCCTTGTGGCTTGAGGGCAAGGTCACTGCAACAGAGGCTGGCGACACGTTCAGAGACAACTTCGCTTCACTGATCCAGTCATTGGGCGACTACCCACACGCCAAGCTGAACATCTCTGCTGTCCGCAAGGTGCAGTCCACTCGCATGATGTTGGCTGTCTGCCCAACGTGCGGCTACAAGATTCGACTCACCGCCAAGTGGTCATCAATCGATCTGCCTTGGTGTTCGCATGGTCACGGCACGATCACAAGTGCAAATCAATTTCAAATCGTTTAAATCAGGAGGCTTCCTATCATGTCAAAAATTTCTCAAGCTCTTTCGCTCATCTCCACAGGCAAACTCAATGCCGCCCTCGTACAAACAGGCTACGGCTCAGAGGTCAGTGCCGACAAGGTGCGTGTGGTCACCATCCTCACAGACATTGTCAACAAGGGCGGCATCACCGTGGATGAGATTCGCAACCTCGTACCACTGTCAACAGCAGTGATCAACGCCAAGCAAGCACCGTCAGCAAACACTGGTGCAATCAATGATTCGATTGGCTTGGTGAATGACGCACTCACCGAGGTTCGCAATTCGCAGACGATAGTCTCGACAACCTACAGCCTCGCATCCAAAACGCTGGACGAGGTGCGTGACTTGCGTAGCAAGATCGTCACGCAAGCCGACAAGATTGAGCGTGACTTGGTCAAGCGCATTGACACTGAGGTTGGCAAGATCACAGGCGTGGACTACAGCAAGATTGACAACGCCATCCGCTCAGAGGTCGGCAACTTGTTCTCCTCGTTTAAACAGTCTGTCACGCCTGAGCAATTGCAGACCGTTGCCAACAGCGTGGCGGTGTTCTCAACACACAAAGCCTCTGAGATTTTCCCTGCGCCCCTGTTCTACCAACAGGACGGTGAGACGGTTAATTTTGAAGACATGGAAGTGCTGGTCTGGAATGATCCAGAGGCATTGGCGGTGCTTGATGACTACGTCTTCAACCCTGCCAACTTGCACCAAGCACTTTGTGCGCTGAGTGAGTCGATCCCCGACAACGTCTGGCTTGCAGGTGAACGGTCAACAGGTAAGACTGCATTCACTGAGCAGATCAGCGCACGGCTCAAGCGCAAGCTGTTCCGCATCAACTTCGATGACGGCATGGAGCGGTCGGAATTCATTGGAGCCAACATTCTCAAGAATGGCGATGTCGAATGGAAAGCAGGGATCATTGCTCAAGCTATCCAGCACACTGGTTCGCTCATTCTGTTGGACGAGATCGGCTTTGCTCGTCCTGCACAACTCGCATCACTCCATGCACTTTGCGAACGCTCTGCCAATCGTGCGATTGTGATTGCAGAGACAGGCACTCGCATCCCTGTTGCATCACACGTTGCATTCTTCTGCGCAGACAACAGCAACGGTCATGGCGATGCGTCTGGCAACTTCGCTGGTGTTCGTGATCAGAACACTGCATTCATTGATCGGTTCAGCTACACGCTGGAATTCAACTACCTGCCACACGCTGATGAAGTCACACTCATTCACAAGCGCACTGGTTTGAATGCTGATGCCGCCAATGTTCTTGTGACCTTTGCGAATGTGGCTCGAGAGAAAGCAAGGGCTGGTGTTCTCACTCAGCCTCCATCTCTGCGCCAGATGCTTGCATGGGCAAGAGCAGTGACCAAGGGCGTACCCACGGTGACAGCGTTCCGCTCTGCCATCGTCAACAAGTTTCCTGCCGATTGCGAACCTGAGTTGGTAGGCATCTTCACCGCCACGGTCAACACCGTGGAATTCAAATCCTTTTTGAACAAGTAAGGGGGGCATCATGTACTTAGGCACACAAGTGAAACGAGGCGTTGCAACAACGCTTGAGCGAGTCTTCCAAGCAAGCGGTCAGAGCATCGACAAGCTTGAGATTCTTTGGTCTGGCAAAACAGCAGGGATCATCTTCAAACGCTCCAGTGCAAAGACATTGGCTAGTGTGCAGTTGATCTTCCCATCGATTGATGACATGGCAAACATCTCACGCAAGGTGTTCAACAACACGCTTGGCTATGCCTTGCATGAGCTGGGTCATGCATGGTTCACCAACAACGCACCGTGGGACGAGGCTCGTACCCAGCACGGCTCTTATGTAAGCTCATTGATCAACGGTCTTGAAGACCCACGCATTGAGCAGTGTGTCATCGACTCAGGCTACGCACCGAATGCCAAGGCGTTGTTTGAAGAGCTAACCAACTCAGTGTTGGACGATAGCGGCTATGTCAAGCCTGATGACTTGAAGAATGTGCCGTTCATGTTGGCGATTGAGGGAAGGCGTTTAAACGGCTACCCAATCAAACACGCCACGGTGTTGGGTGCGTCCCCTTGGTCTGCTGATATTGAGTGGGCTTTGAAGTCTGCACAAAAAGCAAAGAACACGCAGACCATCGCTGACATTGCCATCGAATTGTTCAAGCGTTTACAGCAAGCGCATGAGAAACAAAAGCAACAGCCCAAGCAACCGCCACAAGGTGATGGCGGTCAGCAGGGTGATGACGGTCAGCAAGGTGACCAAGCTGGTGACCAGCAGGGTGATCAGCAGGGTGATCAGCAGGGTGATCAGCAGGGTGATCAGGCTGGTGACCAAGGCGGTCAGCAAGGCGATAAAGCTGACGGTGAGGGCAAAGGGTCAGGCGGCAAAGATGATGGTGCTGGTGACGGTTCTGGTGAGCCTGAGCAGGGGTCTGGCGATGGTCAGCAGGGCGAGTCGCAAGGTGAGCCAAACAATCAGGGCGGTAGTGGCTACAGCAATGACCCATTCAATGACCTCAAGCGCAAGCGTCCTGAGTTTGACAAATTCATTCAGAATGGATTGCGTCCACACACTGCACTTGCAGACAAGATCAAGGTTCGCCCTGCAATCCTCAAGCCTAAGATCAACGAAATACTTTTCTTCTAAGGATCAATCATGCGTATCGACAAAGACACCGCAGACAACATTTACAAACACAACTACACACTCACGCCTTCAGGTATGGGTGCAACACGAGCCAACTTGCTACGCATCTTGCGCTCCAACGATCTGGTGAGTTGGTCAAGCCATGAAGAGTCGGGGCGTGTTGATCGCAAAGCGTTTACACGCTATGCGTGTGGTGATGCCAACATCTTCAGCAAGCGTGAGGTGCGTGAGGCAGAGCGGTCAGCGGTCAGCATAATGATCGACTGCTCTGGCTCAATGAACTACCACGGTGAGATCGCTGTTGCTTGTCAGGTTGCAATTCAGCTATGCAAGATTCTGGACAAAGCCAACTCTGAGTTTAGTGTCACGGGTTTCTATGGCAACGACACAACTGTCGAGAGCGATAAGGCTGGAGCATCAAGAGAGATACTGGTGAGAGCCGAACGCCCTGTGTTCATCCCATTCAAAAAATGGGGCGAGTCACTGGGCAAGGCATCATCCAAGCTTGGCGCAATATCTCAGTGCGCTCAAGGTTCAACGCCAGACTATTCATCGATTGCTCTGGCGATTGAAGACTTGGCGACACGCAAAGAACAGCGCAAGGTTTTGTTCTTGCTCACTGATGCGAATGGATACCATGCTGAACACATGAAGTACTTGCAACAGCTTGCCGACAAACAACGCATCACACTGATTGCGATTGGCATTGGCAACACCAAGGTTGATCAGTGTTTCACCCACGCTGAGAATGTTCGCAACATCCAAGACTTGACCAGCGCATCGCTGAACAAGGTTTTGAAAGTCTTGAAGTAAACCAAGGGGGCTTGTCCCCCATCTTTTAAAAGGAAAGCATCATGGAAGAACTCACAGCAGAAGAAATTGAAAAGCAATTCGACTCTTACATGGAACTCAGAGACAAAGTCTTGGATGTTCTTGAGGGTCACAACATAAGGATCATCTTGCCCATGCTCACAGCCCTGCTTGCGGAGACTGCATTTGAAACAGGCGTAGAACTTAAAGAAGTTTTAAGACTTGTTGTTGCCGCTATCACCGTGAAGTACGCAAGCGAGATGCCCAATGAAGATGAACCCATTCACTAAGGAGACAACATGAAAGAAAGAGTAGGAATCATTTATAAATTGGACGATGACCAAGTCATTGACAGGGAAGAGTATGTCGATCTTAGAGATGAGATGATTGCCGCTGTTGATGGGAAAGACAGTGGGATGGTCATGCCAATACTCATATCCTTGGTAGCCGAAATGGCAATGCTCAACAACCTAAGCCTTGAAGAAATTGTTGGTGCTTCTTTTCAAATAATGAAAAGCGAATATGAGCTTCATAGTGAACTCATAAAAGAATTTATTGAAGAAAACAAAAGGGGGTTAATGTGATTTGGAACTATAGGGTCATTGACCTAAGAGAAGAGAATGGCGGTGAGCCTTGCTACAAAATCTGCGAGGTGTACTACAACGATGACGAGAAGCCTGATGGGTATGCGGATGCCACGGTGATGGGCGACAACCTTGCAGAGGTTCGACAAGAACTCAAGCGCATGACAGCGGCAACCAATAAACCAGTGCTGACCCTCAAGGGCGGCAAACTTTTCTGACCAGTTCCCCCCTTAGCTTCACGGCTTCGGGGGGATTTTTTTTGCCCTGTAAATCCTGACTTTCCCCGCTCAGGTGCTAGAGCGTTTAAACAGCCTAGAAGTCATCAGCAACTTTGTACGTTCCAGTCACCTTTTCATAATTCAATTGGGTTTCGCCCTGTGTTCCAACCCATCGATAGCGACATTTCCAAATTGCAATTTCAACGTCATTGGTCGGGGTTCGGTGTACGGTCATGCCGCAATCAGCCTTTGCCCACCACGCCATTGAGCCACTGATTGCCATGCCATCAGGACGAGGTAAATCCATGCCTGAGCGTGTTATTTTGGCTGGGTGAGCCACAAACCACACATGAACTCCATAAGCCTTTGCGAACGCTTGTATGCGTGTCAGCATGGATGAAATGAACTCTGTCTCTGCCATGCCTGATTTGTTTTCGATGTAGTTGTAGGGATCGACTACCAGCCCCCTGATGCCCATGCGAACAACTGCAATCCTTGCCCTGTCCAGTATCGAATCAATTGATGCTGGCTCAACGCCCTCTGAATCTAAAAATAAAAAATGTTGTTGAACCCAATCGAACGCATCCTTGCGGTCGTCCTCCGTCATCCTATTTGTACCCTCAAAGAATCGCTTCTCTTTGTAGATTTCCATCAGTCGTGAAATGTGAATCTCTGGAGCGTTCTCAAACGAACAAAGGGCGAACTTCCAATCATGTGATCGTCCAAGGTTGACCATCAACTGGTCAACGAAATTTGATTTGCCGCTGGATGGGTAGCCTGTCACGATGGTGAGTTGACCTTCAGCCACGGTGTAAATCTGATCCACGTTTGAATACCCTGTCGATGTTCCTCGTCCAGTGCCTTTGCTCCATAGATCGTTTAAACGGTCTTCAAACTTTGTGGCGGATGACAAACCAGCAACTGGGTAAGGCTCTGCCTTGTCAATTATTTCTTTGACCTTTGTCGCCCCCTCTGCGAGGAATGCCTCGTTTAAATCTTTGAAGTCTGACTTGGCGATGCGGCACTTGTCTTTGCCTATGCGCCTTGCCAATTCTTCTGCAAGAGCTTGACCAGCGGTGTCGGTGTCAACTGCAATCACAACGTAGGGTAGCTTTTCAATTGTCTCAAATGCATCCCAAATGAAACTGAATTTTTTATCTTCGCTTGGCGCAACCTTGCCATCGTTTACTTTGATGGGAGCGCCAGAGGGAACACTCACCACGTTCTCAATGCCGCATTCGATCAGCGTCAATGCATCTATTTCGCCCTCTACGATGATCATGGGTTTTGTTGGATCAACCTTGTCAATTGCAAAGAAGACATGAGTGCCGCCTGTGTCTTGCGTGAAGTCCTTCGATTCAATGCTTCGATACTTGGCGTTGATGTACTGACCATTCTTGAAATAAGGAAAGCCGATTGCATCGGTTTGCTTTTGCAGTCGATTGAAATATTTATTTGCCGCAAACAACTTCATGTCAAGGGCGGTCTGTTCTGATATGCCTCGTGTTTTCAAAAATGCAAAGTGCTGTGGCTCAAGTTGTGTTTGTTGAAAGGCTCTGATTGGAATCACGTTTTGCTCCTGAAGCTTGGGCGGTTGAATGTAGTTGGATGGGAAAAAAACAAAGCCGCCAATGTGGCAGTGATGGCAGTGGTAAGTCCATCCACGCTCTTTGCGGTGAATGGATAAATCTTGGTCGTTTGTTTTTGAACGCTCACCTGAGCATTCGGGACAAGTGGCACGTTTTGATACGTCCACATTGAGTGACGCAACGAGTTGGTCGATAGCACTCGTTGCAGATGATCCTGCAAATTTCATAAGCCTCCTGATGATTTACTTTTTCGGTCTGTTCACTTTGACAGTGTGGTCACTGTTGCGAGTGAATGAACGATTCTTTGATGGTGATTTCAATTTCAAGTTTGATGGTGCGTTTGTTCCTCCTTTGGATAGCGGCACGACATGGTCGATGTCTTTGCCCTTGCGGTCAATACCCTTCTTGTCCATGTCATATCTTGCACGTTCTCTTGCATTGCGTTTGGGTTGTTCGCCACGCTCAACTTGTTGCTCATATTCTTTTTTGTATGGTCTTGCTTTGTTCACATATGGCATGGAATTTCCTGTAAATATTTACTCTTTGCGCTCCCTTTTGGGGGAGCGCAAGGCGCACCTAGCCTATCCTAGATGTGCCTTCACGCATGATGCGCCCCGACAGACTTCTCGTGCAAGGGACTCTGTCTTCGCCATCCCCTCTGGTGTCTAATGCACTTCCAACAGTACCAGCAATACACCTCTTGACCCTGTTGTCAATTTCTCCCAACGATCAAAAGAGGATTGCAGTTTAAGCCATGAAAGAGGGGCGACACAATGGGGTAAACGCAAAATATTTTTGCGATGCGTTTAAACTTGCTTCATGCAATGCCACGGCGCTTCACCCGGGATCATCAGCCAAAAAAAAGGGAGATGCGTTTAAACATCTCCCAAAGAATTGCCGCAAGAAAGCAGAAAACGAACGGCAACTGCCAATGCATTATTCCAAAAATATTTTGCGAACGAGTGTTGACACGCTTGATGGGGGAGCTACAATTCATGCACCTAGACATGATTAAGCCTCCTGTATAGCAGATCGAAAGATCGGTAGAAGCCACCCTTGCGGTGGCTTTTATTTTGCCTGTATGGGGCTGACCTCAATCTCGCAACGAGAGTTCTCTTTGTCTACACCCATCCAATAGATGTGCTTCTCTTTCACTTGCCTGTCGTTGAGATACGCAACGTCCTGTAGCAAGTCCAAGATCAACGACTCATCCAAGTCAGGTCGCCTTGATGCATACCAAATGCGAATGGTTACCGCAACATCCTCGCTGATGAACTTCAACAAGGGCGGCACAACAGCTTGCTGTTTAAACGACTTGGCATAGCCCAATGCTTTTGCGGATTTGATGAACATTGACTTGCCATTGACCATCACCGCTCTGCGACTGTTTGCCTTGCTTGCGGGTTCGCCATAAATTTTCAACAAAAGTGTTTGCATGGTTTATTTTCTCGTGTTAGCATAAGCGTTCGCATTTTATCAACCAAGGAGGCTCAATGAAAATTACGAACAAGTTTGGTTTGCCAGCGCCACTATACGCTCTTGCGAACAAACAGTACTACAGCAAAGGTGACGCTGATTACTCAGTCACCGAAATCATTTCACCGCCTCGCATTCAGCGGCTACGCAAGAAGCACGATCACGAAATGGAAACGGATGTCACCGATCTGTGGTGGTCAATCGTTGGCTCTGCCCTGCACGTTGTGATGGAGCGTTCTGTTGTTGACAACTATAAGAACGAAGAGCGTCTCACCACCGAGATCAATGGCGTTCGCTTGTCGGGTGCAATTGATGTTCAGCAGATTGAGAGTGACGGCATCACGATCATGGACTACAAGTTCACTTCAGCATGGGCGCTGATGAACGAGAAGCCTGAGTGGTCAATGCAACAAAACATTTATGGTCGCCTTGTTCAAAAGGTTAAGGGCGAGAACGTCAAGGGCTTGAAGATCATTGCTGTCGTTCGTGATTGGTCGAGGCGTGAGGCAGAGAGAAAGCCAACCTACCCACAAGCCCCACTCCAGATGGTGGACATTCCTTTGTGGGAAGAAAGCTTCACAGATCAATTCATTGAGAGGCGCATTGAGTTGCACCGTGACTCCAAGGTCAGTGCCGATTGGGACGATGAGTTACCCCCATGCACAGACGAAGACCGCTGGATGCGTGACCCCAAATTTGCAGTCAAGAAAGAAGGTCGCAAGACTGCCGTTCGTGTTTTTGACACGATGACCGAAGCAAGCGAGTTGTTGGCAACACTGCCAGCAAAAGACAAAGGGTTCATAGAAATCCGCAAAGCCGAACCTGTGCGCTGTACGCAAGATTATTGCGGTGTCAGCAAGTGGTGTTCACAGTATCAATCCTATTTAAAGGAGCAGGAAAATGAGTGAGTTAGGAATTCGTGAGAACAGCCCTAGCGGCGGCGACAGCCATCCATCGCATTCGCATGAATTGGTTTCGTTGGCTATGCAGGGTAAGCGTGGGGTGCGTGGGGTGCTTGCCCGACTGATTGCCGCAAGAGAAGAGTTTCAGAGATTGCCAATCAAGAAGTCGGGTCACAACAAGTTTGCTGGCTACAGCTACTTTGAGCTTGGTGACTTCTTGCCAACCATCCAGCAAATGTTTAACAAGTGGGGCTTGGTGGATGTCATCAGCTTCACGCCTGAGATGGCAACGATGACTGTCTACGATGTGATCGATGGATCGTCCGTGACGTTTACATCGCCTATGGCTGACGCTCAACTCAAAGGCTGTCACCCCATTCAGAATCTGGGCGCTGTTGAAACCTATCAGCGGAGATACCTTTATGTCACAGCGATGGCTATCGTTGAGCATGATGCGCTTGAGAGCGTGACAGGCTCTCCACAAGGCCAGCCAGCAGGAGAGGTAATCCAGCCAGTTCCCTCCAAGAAGCAATCCGCTGGAAACAGCGACTCAAGACTTTTTGTTGAGGGTTTGGTTGAGCTTGCTCAGGCAAGCACAGGACTCACAGACCTCGCCAATCTGTGGAAGCAAAACCAAAGGCGAATCGATCAGATAAAAGCTGAAGAGCCTAGTCTGTTCAAAGGACTGCAAATAGCATTTGCAGAAATCAAAAAGCAACTTTCATCAAGCATTGGAGCATCAAATGAATAAACCTGTTTACAACAAACCGTATGAAGTGAAGCCGAACTCAGGCTCACTCCGCAAAACAGAAATCAAGAAGCGGCAAGAGTCGCCCGATTACTTTGGCTCGTTTAAACTTGATTTGAATGGCCTCGAGGTAAAGGGAAACATTGTCGAGTTCAAACTCTCAGGCTGGAAATCTGTTGATGCATCTGGCAAAAGCTTTTTGTCTTTGAAGCTCAACAACTACAAGGCAGATGAAGAGCAAGCCCCACAACAACGCAAAGCACCACAACCCGAGGAGCAAGACGATGACCACCCATTCTGAAGCAAGCATTGAAATGTTCCCCTCAAATGGCGGCAAGAAAAAGCGAGTCCTTACCGAGAAGCAATATGCCGAGGCGGTAGAGAGGGCGAGAATCGCAAGGGAAGGAAGACAAAAGGCAATAGCTAAACGCAAAAACGCAGAGGCTCAAAGAAGATACAGGGCAAAACTTCTTCAGGAGAAGAATGATCGGGAAAATTCTCTTAATAATGTAGCCAAAATGGTGAAAGCCGCCACTGGCAACCCACAGAAGCCAGAAGCGCCTTGGATGCCTCCTCCCGCCCCACCTGCACCAGAGCCAAAAGTTGTTCCATCTACAGATGCACTTGAAGCAAAGATCAGGAGCCTTGAGCATCAAGCCGCTCAGTATCGGGTTGTGATTGACTACCTTGAGTCAAAGCTTGCGCACACAGCGGAGACTCTGTCCATCATCAACCGCAAAAGAATCGGAGCGCCATTCTGATGAATGCGTTGCAATTTGAAGGCGTGAAGATTGCCCTCAAACAGGATAGGACTGGTTACGTCTTGACGCTAACCATCCATCCTGACGAAATCCCTGACGAGTTGCTTAGGGATTTTGTAGGGACAAGGTATGGCGTTGCTATGGTTCGCATTGAGTCTGATGAAACGGCAAGGGTGTACGACAACCGAGTCAAGAGTGCTGGAAAGCTTTGCAGAAGCAAGGAGTTTCAGGATTGGGTTGGGGTGCAACTTGATTTAAACATCGTGCTTGAGGAGACGGCAATCAATTACCTGTACAGCAGATGCGGTATTGCATCAAGAACCGAACTCAATGGAAACACTGAGGCTCAACAAAAGTTTGATGAGATGCTGGAGGAATATGAGCAATCCCAAGAGTCGTTTTAAAACCATCGTCCCTTTGATGGTTTACCTTGAGCCAGATCAACCGTTGCGGCTAAAGCTGTATGCGGTTGACCGAAACCTTTCGGTAAGTCAAGTTGCAAGGGATGCGTTCAATGCGTTTATGTCTCCATCGAATGATCCATTTCACCAAGGCTACAACGCTGGCATTGATGCGGCAATTCAAATCGTCAAAGGCACAGAGGGTGCAAAGATGATGTTCCCATCAGGCAAGTCGTTTGGTCAGTTGGTATGCGATCAACTCTTGCAGTTTAAACGCAGTAAGGGGGTCAAATGAATGAAGAGCATCAGGAAAACCTGCGTGACTTGGCGGCAATGTTTGCACTGAACGCCCTCATTCAGCGGCCTGAGATAAGCCTAGCTTCATCAGCCGAGAGAAGGGCTAACCTTTGTATGTCGGCATACGAATGGGCTGATTCCCTGATGTCCACCAAAGATGGATTGAATGGCGTTGGCATCGCCTCTGCGAAGCGTAAGCGCAAATGAACAAGGCCGAGCATTTTGAAGAGACAGCCCAATGGATTGCCAAGTTGGCTATGACAAAGGGCTGGCTCGACTATGCAAGAGGTCGTTGTAAAGAGTTGGAAAAAGATGAGTCAGGTTTGTACGTTGGACTTGGCAAACGAATCAAAGAAATCATAGAAGGTTTAAACAAGGAGGCGACATGAAAGATGACACAAATTTTAACGGCAACACAAAGAAACTTTTTGACTTGTCAATATTTAACAGGGTTAGAAGTTCAGACCCTATAACGAGCCATGAGGCCGCTGATGCCGCCAAGGACTTAGCATCCAAGCACTTTGGCATTATTGTGGGTTGTTTAAAGGCTCATGGTGCGCTTGGGAAAGATGGGATAGCCACGCATAGTGGGCTAGAGCCTAATCAGGTTGCAAGACGCTTAAATGAGCTGGAGAAGATGAGCCTAATTGAGTTGACTGGCAAAACAGTTAAGTCTTCATCGGGTCGCAATGAGCGTGAATGGAGGGCAATCTAATGTGGGATGTACTTGTTACTGTGACCTTGATGTTGTTTGGAGCTTTCATGGTAGTGGTTGTTGGCGCAGTGTTCATTGCGGCAATTTATTTTTTACAAAATGGGGGCAGGGATGATTGAACCGACAACACCAGAAGAGGACGAGGCGTTCAACGAAATTGAGCGCCAAGCCAAACAACGCATGGCGGCGGTCAATGCCGCATTTGATGAGCAGTACCCCATTTGGAAGCGCAATCAAGTCATTGAAGAGGTAGCACAGCACATTGAGAAGTTGACTGGCTTTGGTCAGGACACTATCAGCAGTTTTACAATTTTTATTAGGGGCATGAAAAAATGAACAACCCACCAGCATTTCCAGTTTTGATTGTTGACCGACCAGAAGAACTAACCCACTTCAACGGCATGACATTGCGTGACTATTTTGCGGCAAAGGCTATGCAAAAAATTCTGCCTGATTCTTATGAAATGCCAAAAAAAATTGACCCAATTTTTTTTAGAACAGTTGAGACGCTTAAATTTAACACTAGGATTACAAATTGTTTAAAGGCTAAAAATATTTTTTACATAAAAGATTTGATTAGAGAAACCGACTACAGCTTGAGTAAAGTTGAAAATCTGGGTCATGTAAGCCTTCAAGAAATTATTGATGGTTTAAACGCCGTTGGTCTTCATTTAGGTTGGCAATTTAATGAAATAAATTCTTTGTTTTTTGATGAGGTCGCCTGTATTTCATATGCAGTAGCAGACGCAATGTTGAAAGCAAGAGAGATATGAGTTTCAGATCAACAACAATTAAATACATCAAAGAAGTGATGAGGGCAAGGACTATTCATGAAGTCATTGCCGCTGAACTGCGTGAAGCACACCTGCGCAAGCTGGAAGCTGAGACTGCGGCTGAGTACGCCAATGCGGCTATTCAATACAACGAACAGCGCATTGCACGGCTGATGGCAAGACTGACTGAACATACAGAAGAAGGGGACTACGCATGACGCAAGATGAAGTACTTAATCTGGCAAGAGAGGCTGATGGACAAGTGACGATGTGGGTCAATCACAGCACGATTCAAAAGACTACAACATTTACATTTGAGTCACCCATTGATTACCGTGTCAGCGGCGACTACCCCGAGATGTACCACATCAAATTCTTGGAAAGGTTTGCCAAACTTGTAGCCGCCAAAGCAACAGCCGTTGAAAGAGAAGCCTGTGCAAAGGTGTGTGATGCCAAGGTTAACGCCGAATATGCCACAGGCAAGGTAGACCATAACGAGATGGGCTGGACTCAATCATGCGCCATCGCAATCAGAGCCAGAGGTAAAGCATGAAATCACTTAGCAAATTACATCAAGAGGCAATCACCCAAGCCCAAAACGAAACCGATCAAAACAAAGCGGCGGCGATGGCGATGATTGAGAAGCCAATTGAGATGATTAAGGCCATCATGCTCAAGCATGAATTGGCGGTCATCGAGGTGATGCGTGAGTTGCATGAGTCCCGTGAAGCGGCAGTCAGGGCAGAGCGTGAAGCCTGTGCAAAGTTGTGTGAGGATGGAATTATCAAAGGCGGTGAAGTGTTTGCCGCAAAAATCAGATCAAGGGGACAAGCATGACACAAGATGAAATCATTCGGTTTGCAATTCAATGCCGCCTTGTGACAACAGGTAATAGTGATGGCATATACATGGACGCATTAACTGAGTTTGCCAACCTTGTAGCCACCAAAGAGCGTGAAGCCTGTGCAAAGCTGGTTGATGAAGAAGCACTTGATGCCTATACTTTTGACGACTCCCTTGCGAGAGCAACTGAAGGTTACGCAAGATTAATCAGAGCCAGAGGAGAGCAAGCATGACACAAGAAGCATTACGCATGGCGCTTGAGGCGTTGGAAGAAAACCATCACCTTATTGAAGAACACGAACGACCTGAGTATCTGGTGCATTACGACCAAATAATTAGCTTACTCGCTAAAGCCTTAGCAAAAGAAAAAGCATTACAAGCACTGCATGATGAGAACGAACGCCTTGGGTTGTACAAGGATGCTTATGCACAGCCAGAGCAAGAGCCTGTGGCGCATTGGTCAGATTGTGCTGTACATAGCGAGCCAGCATACCCAAAAGGTGAGTGTGACTGCGGTGGAATTGTTGCAGTCGCTGATTACACGGCACTATCCGACAAGTATGTTGCTTTGAAAGCACAGCGCACATGGGTTGGGCTGACTGATGAGGATTGGAAAGAAATAGAAGATATGCCCGATACCTTTGACCAAGGTGTTGCATGGGCGCAAGCCAAACTCAAGGAGAAGAACACATGAGCAAACTTAAAAGCCTGACCATACCAAACCGTTACAAGGTAGATGCCAAAGAAATTTTGAATGAGGCGATGGACGAGGAGCCTGACACGGTGATTGTGCTGTGCTTCTGGAAAGACCGAGGTCAGTTCAAAATCAAGACTTCAATGATTCCTGACCGGCTGATGCTGATTGGGGCAATTGAAGAAGCCAAGAACAAAATCATTACGGATGGGTATACGCCATGACAGGAGAACACATGAAATACGAAGACATCAAAGATTTCTATAAACGGTGTGAAGAACACCCTGACCATCAAAGCGGAATGATTAGCAACTCCATGCTTCAGCAACGGTTGCATGAAGAAATTGACGAACTGCGTGAGTACATTGAACAGCAACTCAAGCAAGTGAACGGCTTTGCCGAGGAGAACACATGAAATTTATTTTTATACCCCTTTTTTGGGCAATGATTCCGCTTGCTTTTATTGTTGTTGTTTTTGATGTCGCAAAATCATTCGTAGAAGATAGAGTAGAAGCCAAATTTAAGGAGAAGAACACATGATTGATCGGCTCATACTCAGCGTGGCGCTTATGGCAACAGGATGGAATGGCTTGTTCCCCGAACCCACGCCGCCAGTGGAAAAAACGCTGAAGCAAAAAGCAAAAGAACGACAGCTAAGTGAAATCTGTCTAAGAAAAGACAAAAGACACCAAAGTGAAACAGTCAAACGTATGTGTAAACGATGGAAGGAGCAACAAGGTGCTTGAGGTACACAACATCAACGGCAGACTTACGACACGCAATGTTTGGTACACGACCGATGACTACGGCACGTTATGGCGATTTGTTGTAACAGAAGGCGGTGTTCGATTTTGGTGGGATGCAATTCATGAAACAGCGATGATGAAGATTCTTGGGTACACAGACTGGAGTAGGACATGATGGATGAAAAAGCAATTCAAAAAGCGTGGGCCATGATGTCCAAGCACAACAACGAACTGTTACTTGAGAACGAGGAATTAAAGAAACAACTCATGCGAAAGAGCTTGTGGTACGCAGTCAAGCGAGCGATCAACATCTGGAGGGGGAAAGAATGATTGAAGCAATCAGAACATTTTTTGGGAAAGTGCGGGGTGAGCGTGGCGAGCGTAAAACAATTGTCAATCAAGGCTTGGTCTACAGATGCACCAAGTGCAATCTTCTTTTTTTAACCAAAACAGCAGGAGAGCAACATGACTGCCGTGAACGCCTTTGATTGGAGGGTTTACACAGAAGAAGAAATTGCAAAGAGGGGCGATCCTTTTGCGGTGTTAAACAAAAACGCTTTGCGAAGCGCCAATGTCACAGAGGGTGTTCACAAACTACGGCAGAAGAACCCATCTCACGGAACACTGCATGGCTTAACAAAAAAGCGTTTAAACATCAAGCAACCAGAAATGATGAGGTCACCAAATGCCAAGGCCAAAAAGTGAAATAACAGGCTCAACCAAAGGAATTGGTATGAGGATGTCTACATGGGAGCATGAGACTTACATGGCTTTAGGGGGTAATAGGTGGCTCAGAGCGTTCTTGAAACAAAAAAGAATTGAAATGGTTAAGGAGGCGCACCAGAAGCCGCCTCTGTCTTTGAAGGAAATAAAATGAGAGTTTATATGGTAGCCAGCAACAATGGCTCACGTTTGGTCAGAGCAGGTCACAGAGCGCAAGCATTGCAGTTTGTAGCCGCTCAGGATTACACAATCAGGGTCGCCTCTCAGGATGATCTGATCAAGTGCCTGTCCGAAGGCAAGACTGTTGAAACGGCGGTTGCGCCAGACCAAACCAAGCTTGAATTGGAATGATTGTTAGCATGACTCCATCCGAGTCTGCTATAGCATTGACCTTGGCGGTAATGAGAAATACCACCGCTAGGGTCAATGGAGTAACAGACAAACAAATGGGTAAACAAAACCCAATTGAAATAGATCGGGACGGCATTCTTGCGGAGATGGCATTCGGGAAACAATTTAATTTGTATCCTGACTTGTCTGTATACCCTCGCAAGGGAGGCGCTGACCTGATCACTCACGCTGGCTTAAAGGTAGACATCAAAGCCACCAGATATAAGTCTGGAAGGCTTTTGATTCACATTGATAAGCCGGTGGAGGAGGTGGATATTTATGTGCTTGGTATAGTTGACAACGACACTGTTGACTTTGTTGGGTATATAAAATCTGAAGACGCAATCCAACCGCAGAATTTAAACGACTTAGGTCATGGTTCGGGTTACGTTATCGAGCAAGCCAACCTTAAAAAATTTAAGGGCGATGCAAAATAATATTAAATGGGAACTGGTGAGAAACAAAATTGAAAAACAACATTACTCAGCCATTGCTGGACTGGGATGCTCACTCTGTCGCCATCTTGGCTACGGTGAAACTCCGTGTGAAATCCACCATATACGAAGAGCAGGGAAGCGAGACAACGCCCCTGTCATTGGACTATGCCCCGAACACCACAGAGGAAACAGCGGAGTCCACGGCTTAGGTCGGAAAGCCTTTGAGAGGAAATACAAAACCTCCGAGGAAGAATTGCTTGTTAAATCCCTAGAGATTCTGATAGCCGCAGGTGTTGGCGGGCCACTCGTGCAAGCTGGGCTTGAAGCTCGTTTACACGCCTTAACCGCTCATCTGGCGGAATATTCTGGCTATTCTGTATCAACCTGATTTGGCTGTTGATCTTGCCCATGTTGTCGGCAATTCGATTCAAAGCAGGGGCGGCACGGAGTAGTTTGACCTTGTCTTCGTCAGCATAAATCTCTTTGATGGCCTCGTAAGCGCCAGAGGACTTGTAGTCTTTGACTGCCGCAGAGACTTCATTTGCTGTTCTGTACAACTCATAGAAGTCGCCCACCACCTTGTCCCTTGTGGGGTCGGTGATGAAGGATTTGAAGAACGGTTGCTGTGCAAGGTTCTTGTCCATTGGGGTTTCGCCCTTGACCTCAGTCACCGCCTTATCAACCAAAAAGGTCGTGAAGGTTCCCCATTCAGCAAAGTAACCTTGGATCAGGTGATCAAGCTTGGCTGGTGAAAGACCGAGCTTTCCAAGTCCAGCCTCGCTCAATGCCTTGGCTGTCTCAGATGCCCTGCGTCCACGCAACTCAACAGGAAGCTTGGACTCACCAATGCTTTCAATTGGACTGAATGTAAACAGCGAGTAGTTGGTAATTGCTTCAAAGGCGGGTTTAAACAATTGAGGCAACGGAACCGCATCCCCGGGGAGGCTATTCAAAAGACCAGACCTGTAGGAGGCAATGACTTGCTTGCCTGTGCTGTTTCCATTCAAATAGCGAACCATCGCCTCTGGAACTGTCTTGAGCAAGAAGCCAACTTCAAATGGGGTTGGGATTTTGATGAATCCATCGCCAAGTGGATTGGTGATAAGCCAGTTGTTGTCACGGATGTAGTCGGGTACTTTCTTGTACTCCTCATCATCTTGCATCATCATGGCGTAGGCAATGCTCATTAGACTCATCATCAATGCTCTGCGTTTAAACATTGCACGGGCCTCTGCTCGCTCCTTGGGCGGGAGTCCGTATCCAGTTGCGGCTTTGTATAAAACATCCAAGCTGGAGATTGCGGCAGACAAGAATGGAGTCATGTGACGCAATGCGGTAAGGACTGGCGAGTTGCCACGCACCGCAAAGTTGATCGACTCACGAGCCTTGTACACGGCTTCATTGGTGGCATCAACATCGTTTAAACCACGAGCCAAAGCTTCCTGCTTGGCTTTTTTGTAGATTGCCACACGAGTTGCCGCATCAGATGCCTCATGCATTTCCATCAGCTTACTGAGCATGGCAGAGGTATTGCCTCTACCTGAGAACTTCTGACCAGCGGTTTCCAAGAAGTCTTGCAAGTCCAATGTGGAGTCAACAGGGCCAATCACGCCACGCTCTGCAAGCAAGCGAGCTTCTGCCGAATCTCTTCTGAGGATGCTGATGTATTCCTTGGCTGAGTGCAAAGGAGTCACCAAAGGACTATTGGTCAAGGCGGCTTGGATTGGGTCACGAATCAACTGGCGAATCCAGAACATTGGGTTTAACAAAGCGCCAGCACGAAGAACACCTGTTGCACCCGAAATCGCCTTCATCAACCAGTTAAGCTCGTAGTGCATGGACTCAAATGCGGCTACATCGTTCGGGTTGTCAACCACCACAGAGACAATGCCTTCCTTGTTGGCTTGCGGGTGGTTTTGATCTTTGTACCGCAAGTTGATATCTCTGTCGTTTGGCGTGGTGATCTTTGCCAATCCAAGTCCGCTCAATTGCTCAACTGCAACCTTGCGGGTCTGGTTCTGGTAAGCGCCAGCCAGCATTGAGGCGTACTGCTTACTGACGTTCTCCCAGATGTTGCGGAAGAGTTCAGCGCCCTCTAGCTGATGGGTCTTGGCTACGCTCTTTGTTCCTTTGTAAGAGTGACCAAAGCCCTCACCCATGCGCTCTTCCATGTCAGCAATGGAGGCGGCAAGGGATACATAGGATTTCTTGCCACGATACTCGCTGGCGGTCTTGGCATCCAGCAAGCCAACCTTCTCCCATAGATCAACCAGTGAGGTGTTTACATTTTTCCAAATAGAGAAGATGTCCCTGAGTTCTGGGACGTTCTGCATTTGTTGCTTTGCCCATGCAATCTGGGCCGCATCAACTTGCTTCTCTCTGTTTAAATGCTTGTCTGGAGGATTGACGGCGTTGTGCGCCGCATCCTCTTGCATGATCTCTTCACCACGCAAGGCACGAGCAACTTCAGCAACGTACCCACGACCGTCAAGACCAGAGTCCTTCACATACTGATTGTTGTTTAAACCGTCTGCCAGCAGTTGGCTGTTTGCCAAGTTGTTGACCGCATCGTTCTTGATGATGATGGAGCCATCGGTGTTGAGTACAGGTACACCGCTTGTCAAACCATTTTTGATCAGGTTGATGGACTGCGCTCTTGCACGGTTCAACATATCAGCACGAAGCTGACCCTTGCTGTCAAAGATGGGCAGGTTCTGCAACCGCTTGGTCAAGCCAGCATTGGGGTCAACCCAGTTGATGCGAAGCTTTGTCCAAAACTCGTTGGGGTCTTTGTGAAAGACCTCATGCACATCATTTGCCACTTTTTGGATTTGCTGTCCCGCTGTGTAAACAGGTGTCTGTGCAGTCAGTTGCTTGGGGGGTGCGTTGAGCGCAAAACGGATGTCAGGATTGGTAACATCAAATGCTCCTTTGTTGCCTGTAGCAGATTTAACAGAAGTTCCTTTATTCCATGCGTATACATCACTACCATAGGAATAAAGTTTTTCTGGGTCAACGCTACTTTTAGCACGGGGGCCAATATCAACTACTTGTCGAGCAACCAATACAGTACCCGCTGGCAGGGCTTGCGCTCGGCGATCCATCTCAAAGTAATTAAAACGGCGGCTACCATACTTATCGACAGTTACAGGGAATTCAATTAACTTATCCGCTTTAATATACAACGGAGTGACTGCACCGGTTTCTTCAAAATCAGCCTCTGGATTAGCATAGCTACTCGCTACATAGGGGGATGAAGAGCCAAATGCGGCGTACCCTTTCCGTGCTTCTGCGTTCAATGCGCCTTCCGCTATACCATTTTTCTCTAAACCAACCACCCCCCGATAAACAACAAGTGGGTTACCGTTTCCATCAACAACTTTGCTGTCGCCAAACCACCGTTTAAACTCAGGCGTATTGGTTGCACGGAGGCTGAAGCGGATGTCAGGGTTATCGATGCTGTATGTGCCAATGTTGCCTGTGGCAGATTTGACCTGTGCTGGGTCATAGACAGCCAAATTCTTTCTGCCGCCTTCAAGCACAAAGAAGCCATCGTGACCAAGCTTCTTGATTGCGTTTTGCACTTTCTCTGACTCTATCGTGTTCCAGTGACCACGCTCAATAAAGCCACGATTCTTGTCACCATACTTCTTCTCGCCCTCTTTCAAGAAGCGGTTGTATTCTGGCTTGTTCAGTTCTTTGGTAAGCGCATCGACTTGTTCTTTGTTTCCAAAATCAAATGGGTTATCCGAACTGACAAACATTGGAATAATGTTTTGGCGAGTCGGCAATTGATTCTTCAAAACATATGTAACTTCTTGCTCAATTGAAGGTGGGATAAAACCAAAAGTCACATCCATTTGAGAGAATTCAGACTTGATCTCTGCAAATTCTTTTAAAGATATGTCTCCATTTTTGCGAGCAACATTTGCCCCATCCATGATGTACTTGTTTCTCTCTTCTGGTGTCGCTCCGTTGAAGAGTTCTTTGATCATGTAGGCTTCGCTTGCATCTCCAAAGTCTTCTGCAAATGTTGGGTCAGAAGTCAAGAAGATGGCGTTAGCTTGTTTGGGCTTGAACTCAGTGATGTCACGAGCAGTACCGTGGAACATGACTAGAGGATTGCCTTTGTAATCCACAATTTTGCTGTTACCAAACCAGCGTTTAAACGCAGGAGTGTCTGGCGCTTTAATTCTGGATGCTGGCTGGCGCAAAGAGAATTTAAATTTTGTAGCGATAGGTGCGGAGGGAGGCAGACTTCCAAGCTGTTGCTCAGGAGTCAACTCTTCCATCAATTTGCGCATAGGAACATCTGTCAGCGGATCACCGCTCAATGCATATTGAATAGGTGGCAGAGCCGCCTTCTGAATGGCATAGGGGCGATCAATCAAAGGAATGGCTTCAACGCCTTTGGTAAAGTTCTGCCAAGCATTTTGCAAGCGAGTCTCAGCAATTAGCGCCCATTTAGCCATTGGGTCTTTGGTAACTGCCAAATGGTTACGAGCGGCGGTAAGCTCACCTCTTGGCCCAAACTCCGCTGGAGTCAAGTTGTGGGCGTAGTAGTCATGGACTGCACGAAGCAAGTCGTTGTACAGCATGGGGTAGCCGTTGGCATCCTTCAGGCCAGAGTCTTTGAGCAAAGGATGGGACTTGAAGTTTGATCCCTTTGGGCCAAATGTGTCGGGCGATGTTTTGTAAACCTTAAGTCGGTTGTTTAAATTGACATCGTCACGCATGGCTCTACTGCCAAGCTCTTTGGGGTATATGTCTTTGTTGTCTGCTTCAATGCGAGCAAGCAGTCCACCCTTCTTTTGCCAATCGGAGTCTGGTACACCGTAGTGGTCTTGCAAATACTTGATGGCGCTGTCGGCTTCAGCCTCGGTCATGCCACGAGTCAAGTCGGCTTTGAGTTCTTCAACTCCCTTTTTGCTAAAGTAGTTATAGGACTTGCCATCCATCATCACATCAGTGACAACCTCAATCTTGATGGGGAGTATCTTGTACTGCTCAATCAGTTCACGAGTAAGAGCGGTGTATGCCCTGCGGACAATCGGACGCTTGAGATCGTTGTTGGGCAATGCCTCAAAAATTTGGGCAAGGCTTTTTTGCGCCGCAATCTCGTCCTTGTTTAAACCCTTCTGCTTGAACCCAGTGACAGGCTCGCCTTTGAAGTATTCAGCAATTAGCTTTGAGCTTCGGGTGTCGTGAGCTTGCTTGGGACGAACGTCACCTGCAATTGATTCATATCCAAGTCTGGCTCCGTCTCCAGTTCCATAGACGTAGAGCCGTTCAACACTTGGTTTGACCGCTTTATCGCTTCTGCCCACCACTCGGGCGAGGGCCTTGTCGAGGGATTTGACTTGCTGGATGTATTCTTCATAAGCCTTCTCTGTGTTTTCAAATGGGTCTACAAAGTAGGTGGTGGCAGTCCACTGGGTCTTGCCGTCCTTTTCTTTGCCAGCCACGGTGATTGCTGGGATACCTGTTTCTTTGATGATCTCTGCAAGCTCGTCATTTGTCAACTGGCGATTGATGCCCATCTTCCATACGTTGGTAGCATATGAACCATCGCCAAAGTCGTGACCAAATGGATATGCCGTAGCCTGACGGACATGAACTTGTTGTTGATTAAAGTTGGTTGCAAACCTTGCCAGTGCCGCCATAACTTCTTTGCGGTCTGCCTCTGGAAATGCAAGAGAGGCATTGATGGCTGGCTCACGCTCGGAACCATACGCACCCATGACAGGCTCAATCTTGACCTTGGCAGATGCACCACTGAGCAAATGCTCAAGGTGCGCCTTGGCTGTGTCTTGCAACACGGCATAAGCTTTCTCATCTCCGCTCATGGAGCGTTGATATAGCTCGTTTAAACCGGGTATGCTGGATGTGACATTTGAGAGGTTAACCGTGATCTTTTCACGAATGTCTTTCTCTTCACGCAGTCTTACGCCACCTTCTGGCTGATAGGACTTGTCATAGCTAGAGCCACCTTCTGCAATGGTTTTGCCAGCGTCACTGCCAACCCATTGGGGGTCTTGCATACCGCCAGCAATCTTGATGATCTTCTCTCTGGCTTCATCAAATGTTTGTTCGCCATTCTTGTACTTCGTCCACTGCCCACGGATGGGGGCCTTCATGGTGGCTTTCATATTTTCATCGAACAAGCCACGCACAGCCTCCCAAGTGATGGACTGCATCTCTCTGGCCTTCATGCCAACCTGCTTGGCGGCATCACGATAGGCATCAGCAATCAAGCCATATGTACCACCAACACCAATGTTGTCGGCAGTGCCAGTTGCTCCAAAGTTTTGTGCAACAGCCAAGTCAGTGCCAGCCAAAGCTTCAAACAAGCCAGCCGCCACGGCGTGGGTGTCAATGGTCACATGGCTGATGTCGCTGTTGGGGGCAACGATGTTGTTGTAGAACGAACGAATCTTATGTTCAAAGCCAAGCTGTTGGCTGATGTTGTCTCTGCCGCCGTCACGGTAAATGCTGACTGATTTTTCAATAGGATCGTAGGTAGACCACATCATGGTGGATGGCTTGATCTCGCCCTTCTTGTCAGGCATATTCATCACCAGCCCACCAAAACCGCCCTCTGGAGTGACGATGCGGTAGGTGCGAGACTGGTAGGCTTCATCGTAGGCACGGACAAAGGCGGCGGCAGACTCAATGTCCATGTCCTTAAGCTTTGCTCCAGACTTGGCTACCTTCTCAATCTTCTTGTATGCAATCTCACGCTTCTCACGCTCTTTGCGGTCTGCAATGCTTTTGACATAACTCTGGGCGTACTTGAGCATATTCTCATCCCAAGCCATGTCTCCACGCTTGGCAAGAATGTCGATGGCACGTTCAGCCATTGATACGTTCTGAAACCAATCCTTCTGCGGAGACATTGCCGCCAAGATGCCAGACACCTGCATATCTGTCAGGTCGTACTCCTTGCCCATCTGCTTGGCAATCTTGTTTGCACCGTCATACCAAAGCTTGCTACGGTTGCGGATTTCAGCAGGGACAGAGTTGTACAAGAAAAGCAAGTTGTTCACGATGTTCTTTTTGAACAGCGGGATCACTTGATCATCTGCAATGTCTTTTGGAATGAAGCCGTAGTCCTTGATGGCTTTGATTGTTCTGGCTTTGATGGCTGGATTTATTTCCATTGCCTCAAGGACAGCCTTCTCGTCAATTGAGTAGATGTCTTCCAGCGGATCGAACTTAGCCTTAACGCCAGTTGCGTTTTGGGTGGAGATTTCTTTCTCACCCTTTTCGGCCTTGCGAACAAAAGAGAACCGACCAGCCTCACGGCGACCACTTTCCTGATTCATCTGAACCATCAGGTCAAGCGATTTTTCTTCGCCAACAAAATCAGTGACAGCTTTGTTTAAACGCCTAAACGCCATTGTTTGATTGCGCTTCAAGGCGTTTGGAGCTTTGCCTCTACCGCCAACGCCAACAGGTGTGGCTCGTCCGGAAGCCTCGGCATCTGCAAGCAAAAGCTTCTCATGCAAATCCCAAATGTTCTGTGGGATGCCTTCTGGCGCTTTGGACACAGGCTCACGCTTGGCAAACTTACCTTCTGTTGTTGCTGGCGCTTTGGGCTTGTACTTGGTTGCCTCAATGCCACGGAAGATGGAGTCCGAGGTGTTGAAGCCTTGACCAGAGAAAGTGTTCTTCAGAGATTGGAAGAACTGCTTTAAACGGTACATCAGGTTACCAACCATTCCGGCGGGCAACTTGTTGTTGAAGTGTTTAAACGCTTCGGCAATGCCTTCTTCTTGCAGGTACTCGTCAAAGCCAGCCATGTCGCCGTTGTTGTCTTGGGCGTACTGTTGACGGTAACGCTCCTGAGTGTCTGGCGTGATGAACTGAGGAATCCAATCAGACTTGGCTTTGTTGGTCAGCACCTGCCACTCTTGCGGCGTAAACGCATTCAGATTCTTCAGAGCGTGGACGGTTTCATGACGCAGAGTCCCTAAGTGGTTGTCTGAGTCCAGCGCCACGGTGACAAGGTTCTGGGCGTAGTAGCCATCGGCGGTTCCGTTGCCAAGGCTGTCCATGATTTGCAGACCAGTTCCCTCTAAGCCATATTGCTTAAGTGCAGGGATTAGGGTCTTGCGAACCTGTTGCACCTTTTGCTGGACTTCAGGGGCGATGACAGGGGTTGTTAGGACTGGAGGAACGGTGTCTAGGACGGTCTGAAAGACCTGAGACAAGTCTAGCCTTCCTTGGGTATCAAACTCTTGTTTGGCGGCTTCAAATTGAGTTCTGAGCGCAGGGTTTTGCTTCAAGCCATCTGACAGCTTGAGAGCCAAAGCGGCAGATTCTTCTGGGGCTACAGTGGGTTGAACTGTTGCCGCCTCTGGAGCCAACAAGGTGGCGTTCTGTTTACCCAGCGCCTCGACTTCGGCTTGGGTGGAAGACAACTCCTGACCAAGAGGAGACGATGTATCGATAGCCCCACCAATGGGGGTGGTTGAGGTAAGTGGAGCTTTGTCTTGATAAAGCTGTTGGCCTTGAGCCAAGCCCGTATCAACAGCAGACTGTTTAAACGTCTCAGGAGCAACCCCGGCAGGTGCAATACCCTGATCGGTCAGGGTATCTGGCTGATCGGTAAGGGGGTTGACCTGATCGGTAGGGGGTCTGATACCCTGATCGGTTGGACGGGCAGGGCCTTCCAAGTACCGACCAATTGGGGCAAGTGTGCCGCCAAGCACAGCGCCGCCAATGAAACTGTCGAAATATTCTTTTCTGGCTTCTGCATCTGTGATGTTTAAACCAGCTTGCAACCGCTCAAGCGACTGCTGGGCCGCTTCGGTCAAACCTTCTCGGGTTGCCGTCTTTGCGGTAACACCGCCATAGTCTTTAAGGGTGGACATCAGCCCACGCTTGGCAATGTCTACCGCCTCTTTTTCTGCAAGGCTGATACCTGCGGAGGCAAACATCCTACGGATCAGCGGAGTCATACCCAAAGAGTATGTGTCGAGCAGTGCTTGAGGGACAGCGCCAGCAACGGCATAGCCAAGATTGGTTTCTTCAAGACCTTTCTTGTCAGCCTCCATTTGGCGAGCAAGATTGGAACCAGTGTATTGAGCAGTACCAGCTAAACCAGCGGCAATTGCGGGAGCAAGGATAGGCGCACTTGGAACAGCAACCGCACCCAAGCCAGCGGCGGCAACTGGAGCCGCTATATAAGGAAGAGAGCCGCCAAGCAGTTCACGAAACTTTTGCCCAGTAGGCTCAAAAAAACCTTTTTCCGTTGGCTGGAATATTTCTCTTGCACGAGCTTCATGTTTGGCGCTTTCCGCCTCGGCTTCTTTTATTGGAAGAATTCCAAGCTTGCCAGCCGTCTTATAAGCATCTGCCTGTATTCTCTCTATGGATGCTTTTGCGGCTCCAGTAAGGCCAGTGTCACGCACAGACGGCTTTGCGCCACCAAGATGAGCTTGATACCTCTCAAGCAACTCTTCTTGTGTCATTCCCTCTGGAACATCTGTAATCGTTGTTCCGTCTGGCATCAAGACATTCATGCTTGCCCCTTATGGTTTTTTTGGCATATCGTTCAATGATA